CCCAAGCACCAGCCGTTTTAGGACCGTATATCAGATTCGCTGCCGTGTCAATATAAAAATCACCATCTACTCCAAGTCCGGCAGATGGAACTCCTGAACCATTTCGAACAGTTTTTCCATCTGTTCCATTTGTCCCGTTTGTTCCGTTTGTACCATTTGCTCCAGCAGGTCCCTGTGGTCCAATAATAGAAATACCAACACCCCATACGCCGGATGCCTTCGGTCCATAAATTAAAACGCCAGCGGTATCGATATAAAAATCACCATCTACTCCAAGTCCGGCAGATGGAACTCCGGTTCCATTGAGTACCGTTTTCCCATCTAATCCATTTGAGCCATTCGCTCCTGCTGGTCCTTGTGGTCCGGTGTTTCCAGTGTCTCCCTTGTCCCCTTTATCACCCTTATCCCCCTGAATACCTTGTATCCCCTGTGGTCCTTGCGGACCTGTATTTCCTGTATCTCCTTTGTCGCCCTTATCGCCTTGCGGTCCCTGTGGACCTTCTGGGCCTTGCGGACCAACTGGTCCCTGTGATGAAGTTACGTTGATATTTACCTTCCCCGGTTCCGACAGCGATGCTGTAATATCTCCGGTGAAATTTAACTCTATGGCGTTACCTACCGGATTCCCCTCGTCAGTTATAACTATCGAACCTCCCGAACCGGGAATACCCTTCAGCGGGTTCTCAGGAGTTCCATCTCCGAATATAGTTTCCCCGTCAGTAGCTACAGTACGCAAATACGGACCGAGCGGAGGAGTTGGAGGAATCGGAGGGCATACATTCGGGTTTCCTGGCGTTCCATTAGTCTGCCCGTCATTAATCCATACAAACCCCTTCTCAGTACAGCACCATCTTACCCACGTATCAGTACCCATCAACTCACGAGGCTCAACAGTTTCTACCGTTTCAATCGCTGTTACGGTGAAAATAATTCTGCCGCCTTGGTCGAACGTTGTGGAATCGTCCCCGTGTGGATGCCGTTTCGGATCGTAAACCTGAACGGATGCAACTCGGCGATTTTTCACGATTCCTAATCCTGTATCTACAGTTTTATAAACCGTAGCCATCAAAATCGCGCGAATCTTACCTATCAACTTTTGAACGATTAACGCCGCACGAGTATCGCCAATATTATCCTCAGATGTATATCCGCGAGCATAAATATCAACTGCGTAACTGTAAACGCCGTCCGCATCTTTTACATCCTCATTTTGGTAGTTGCCATCAATAAACGAAACGTTAATTACTGCGGGCGTTAGTTCCGTTTCATCAAATGGAGTCGTGCGTTCCAGCCATACCTTACAATCGAAATCAGGATCGTAACTCAGAATAAACTGATTCTCTAATTCAATAGCGATTATCTCGGCTACCTTATTTCGAATCAGCTCGTAATTCTGCTGAGGTATAACACCTACTATTTTACTCATGGTCGAATAGGTTTATAATCACCCAACAAACATACTAAAACGCCAACGGTTTCATCTGGGTGCGCCTGTGTTATTACGTAATCTTTTTCTATTCCGGTTGAGTCGGCAACCTTGATGAGGCATCCTTTTAAATTTATTTCGCCATTGGCTCCGCGTGTTGGAAAATATGCCGCAATTAACTCCGCCTCCGAAATGTTTATATGCGCGTTTCGCGTATTTATAATCATTTGCGTGTCGTAATCAACCTTGAACCAATGCTTCGTATTTAAACCAACCACCAACGCCGTTTCGCCTGTTTCTGGGCGGATAATAGTTATATCGACGCTGAAGTCCTTTTTAGAACCTAGTATCAATTTCCAATCAGAACGAGCAAAATCGAGAATTCCCATACGTGATGAATTTATAAAAAAAAGACGGGGCCATTACAGCACCCGCCTCCCCCTATCCCAGTTGGCACTGTTTAGATTGTTCCGGTAGCATTCGCCTCAGCAGCGAGTTTATTAGCTGCGATAATTTCCTCCTCAGTCAAACCCGATGGTGCTGGATATGCTAAGTCGTACAACTCCCCTTTTTTCGCGTCAGGGCTAAACTGAATAGCCTTGTCCGTTAGCGTTTTCATTAAATCAGCCTTAGTAACTGAATCGTAATCGGGAGCGGTAACCGGAGGAACTACTACCGTAATTTCAGCAGCAGCAGGAGCGTCGGCAGTTTCTTCAACTACCTCTTTCAAAAATTCTTGTTGAACTAATTTTTCGGCGTTGCCCTTTGGGAAATTGTTTTCACTAACAACATCGCCATATTTGAAAATCTTGTTTCCAAGTCCTCCAAGAGTCAACGAAATTACAATGTATTTTTTCATGATTTAGGGGTATAAAAAAAGGGCAGGCTATTCACCCGCCCTCAATGGTTTAACTTTTAATTACAGGTTATACAACCGATGCTGTGTAGATTTGATCTACCGCAGTTGGAATCGCAATACCAGCAGATTTGATATCCATGATATGCGCTGTTTTACGTGGATCAGTATACTGATTCATAACATACATCCCAGTTGCAGCAGCGATACCGCCGTCGTTCATCAATCGCGGCACGGCAGCAAATGATAATTTAAACTTAGGTGTCTGCGGAATCCAAATAACGTTTCCAGGAGTGATGTACGGAGTTGATGTTCCGCTCGCGTTATCGTAAAACTCAGGGTATGTCCAGATGTCGAAGTTGTAAGCTCCAGCAGCGTAACGTCCCATGTAAGTACCTCCAACAGAATCGCGCTGTGGAGCCATTAGGTTATCCAAATGGAAGTTACGAATCCAAGCACGGGTTTGAACGAGCGTGTTATTCACGAAGGCAGCAAACGCAGTATCTGACATGATACAGTTAATCGTTGCACCCTGAACCTTACCTACTTGGCGTAAGAAGTTTCCGGCAGCGATAAACGTAACAGCAGGGTCGTTGGCGTTGTTTGTCCAAACTGGTGCAGAAACTAACGAACCAGCCTTACGGGCGAAGTCGATGTTTGTACCTGCGTTGAGTTCAACGATACCAGTTTGAAGCACCTGAGCGCACTGTAATTCGTAAGCACGTTCGATTTTATCGCGTACCATCTGAACCTGATCTGCAACTTGTTCGGTGTAATCACGAAACATACCAGCATCAATTTCAGTCGAGTTCCACAAACGATTATACAAATCGAGTTGTGTCATATCGAAAAACTCGTTGTAGTACGGTGGTTCGAAAATCTTCTCAGTTGATTTACTGATAGAGTTACGATTGCCGTCTGCGCCTCTGATTACATCAACGGCAACTTTCTCAGTCCCGCGCTGCACCTCAATTGATACCAAGAGTGAATTCGAAACTTTGGTTGGGAAAAATGAGCGAAGGAACGAAGTCGTTTGCGGACGTTCGCGATAAACGTCTACTAGGAACTTGGTAAACAAACCTTGCGCTTCGCGTACTGTTAAATTTGCCATTGTGTTATTTTTTTGGAATTATTTTTTACGTGGTTTGTGTGCTTAATTACAATGCGTTATCCGGATTATCATATTGGGTAAGTTCTTTAGAACCTTGAACTAATTTAATCCCAACAGTATCGCTACCGATGCGATCAAATAATCTACGACCAGAAATAACGCTGTTCATTGTAGTGCCTGATTTTAATACAACCTTATCCTCAACAACGTCGCCTGAAACGCATAAGGTTAACTGCATGGTATCGCCAGCTTCTACCGTTTGACCTTCGAAAAGGATTCCGATAGGAAACTGAGAACCATCAGATGCAGATGCGTCCAATACGGCAAGCAATCCGGTTGCAGAAATTCGCCCCATCAACGTACCTGTTTCCAGAACAACATCATCATAAGTAGCGTTGTTGTAGTTAAACGTTGCCGTGCGGTTATCCCACACGAATATCTTGGAGGTGTCCTGATTTACAAATAATTGATTTGACATGGTTTCTTTTTTGAAATGATTAGTTAACTGTTACTTATGCCACACTGATCTCATTATATTTTGCAGTCGATTTTGTCAAACCTTCAGCAGCTTCAGCAAGAAACGCAGCTTGTTTTTTCTCTGCTTCTGTTTTCTCTGTTTCAGGTGCAGCAGCTACTGGTGTAGGTTTACCTGTTTCTATCGTTCCAAGAGTTTTCGCTTGGATAGCCTTCAAAGAAAATTCTGACATTTGAGTTTGCGACATCGGCTTGCCTGATTCGATGCCAGCCTTAACAGCTACGGGATCAATTTCAGAAAATGCCATAAACGAACCAACACGGTCGCGTTCCGCATTAACAGCCTCTGTTTGGATTTGCGCAACCAACTCAGGATATGCGGCTAAAAGTTCTGCTACTGTTTTCATTTTTATTGGTATAATTGGTTTGGTTGGTTCGGGTATTTCAGATTCTAATACAGCAGTAATTTCTGCCGGAATCTCAGCCGTGAATCTGTATTTATCAGCAAGAGCCTTGACGTTTTTCGCTTCGGCTACTGACATTTTATTAATTTTAGAAACAATGCCTAATTCCTTCGCTTGTTTTGCCGTTAGCATACAATCAATACGAGTTTCAGGATTAAATAAATCATCGTATGATTTACCTGTAACTTGTTTCCATGCAGCAGCAGGAATCTTAGATTCCATTTTCTTACGGAAATTCGCGTTGATAGATGCGAGCCAAGCCTTATCTTCCTCTGTTGAGGTATAACCATCGGCGCGGTGGAAAACAAATGAACTTGCATCAAGGCACTCAACGTTGTCAGCAAATAGTAACATAAATGCAGCCATCGAAGCTGCGATACCGTCTACCTTAACAGTCATTTTACCTGTATGCTCAGTCATTTTTGCAATCATACCCCAACCAGCGAACACATCTCCACCGTTGCAGTTTATACGACACGTAACATCTTCGCCTTTGAGTTCATTCAATCGTGAAATGAAATCTTCGGCAGAAAATGAATATATACCTCCGTATAACAGTATTTCTTGCATACGGGCAAAATTCAAACGTATTTATTTGTTCTTAAAATAATTTCCATTTTAAATGGAATTAAATTAAATTAGCCGCCATGAGCGACGAAGAAAAGGGAATCAACGCTGAGATTCGTATCACGAATGTTCCTGATAAGATGAAACAGAACCTGTATAACATCCGCAAAAATATGGGTGTATCAGAATCAGCACTGCTAAAACCAGTTATCGCCAAATGGATTTCCGAACAGCCGGATGATTTGAAACGGGAGTATAAGGATTAATCCGTATCGTTCGCAACGTTACCGTCATTTTCCTTAACCGGAGCCGTCGGCGGAACTTCAGTTACCAATCCCGCCTCCTCAGCTTCGTGCAACTCGTTGGCGAACTGCCTCCAGTTAGAATCGAAATCGCCGCTGTTCAACGCCTCTGCCGCATCTTCACCAGTCGTAAGTGGTAAATTAGCTCCGCGTGCGCCGAGCTTCAACCGCTCTGCCTGAACTTCTTTGAGTGGATCGATATGTGGCACGTTATCGCCGATAAATCGCGACTGGGTATATGCAGTAACAACGAGGTCGTCGTTTTTCATAACAGCCTCGGTGAATCCGTCAGCCTTAATTTTGCCCTCGAATACTTGGACCATAAGCCAAAACTCATAAATGGGCTTGTAAAATTGTTCCGAAAATCTATCGCGCTCAATCTTCAGCGTATGCTCCCAATCCTTCAACGCAGCGCGAGAAGATGAGTAGCTATTTTCGTATTTCGAAAACGCCACATCGGGAGGAATCCCTAGCGCAGCGCAAATGATATCAATATTTTTATTATAAAACTCGGCGAAATGCAAGTCCGATTTGGTGTCAACCGCGCTAATCTTAGCTCCAATTGGCATGTTAAATACCTGCTTGCTTACAGATGCGTATACCTTACTCGCTAACTCATCACCCTGTATCGTCTGCGGTAATCTACCATCGGCGTTTCCTCCAATAACAGCACCTCCGCGAGTAGCTTCGGCAATACCCTTAATAAACGGGTTTTCACCGTCCGACTCAACAGCGTGCTCGATGAAATATGGAATCTTCGCACGCTCCTCCGCACTACCAACAGTCGCCTCCTTATATCGCTCTAGCTTCGCCAGCGTTTCCAGCACAACTGAAATCAGCGGAATACCACGGCAGTCCTGCGGGCGATACATGCTACCCTTAACGAGAAATGCAATTTGGTGTCCTGTTTCAGAACGAGCAGGGATGCGCTCGTACTTCATATCTCTTTTCAAAATATGAAACGCCACATCTTCGCCCTCCGGTGAAATCTCAACGCCATATCTCAGTTCGTTTCCATTAGACATTATATTCGGAAAATTACCTGCCGACGTGATTTGCGCACTCACCAACGCCCCATCAATCATCTGAACGCGAACGCCTTTTTTCTTGTCGTAAAACAACCGAACTAGTACATCACCACCTATCAACGACGATTTCAGCACCTCTGCCGCCATCGTGTTAATAGTAATCATTCGCGATGCCGACGAATTTTTTGAGCCGGAAAACATTTTAAAACGTCGCTCTACATTTCCTGAAAATTCTTCGGGATCAATAGTAATACCCTCATCCTCCAGTATCTTATATTCAGGCTTACTCTGTAATCTTAATCCTGAACCAATCACCCATCCAACAAATCGACCTATTACGGTTCGGGTAATTTCCGACTCCGCATACGACTGCCAACTACGCGCACGCAGTCGCGGGTAGTCCATCCAGTACGTTTTAATAGGACCAATTTCGCCAAGGTTTTTCTCCCCGTCATATGGCAACGAAAACGAATCGCCGTAGTTGATGTAGTTAACCTGTCGTTCGGCTCTTATCGATTCAATTTCACGCTCAAACTTCTCAGGTGGCAAACCACCAAACAGTTCAATTATTCTACCACGAACAGATAATTTTACTGGTTCGTGATTTCTATCTCCGCTGATTTGTTTTGCCATTTTCAGTATTATTTCCGGCTACGCCGCAATTTCAGTAATTATTTCCGGTGAAATTTTTCCCGTCAACCATTCTAAATCGTCTGCCCGTTTGCTGATTCACGTAATAAATACGCATCTTATTGAGCGATGCGATAGTTTTAGTTATGCCATCAACACCTCGGTAAACCGCTCGTATCTTCGTCTGCCCATCATCAAGTGAATACTCCGAGATGTATTGCTTCTCGATAACTTCAGGTTCGAGCATCAACAGAAACAGAGCCTCGATAACCTTGTCAATAGCAATAATCTTATCGGCTATGCTGTTGCATGATAAGATATACTGCCTAGTTGAACTGAAATAAATGCCGTCTGTTGCACTCATATTATTAATTATATATTTGCAAAACTAACTAATTATTTGTAAATCCGCCCCTATGGATAACAAACTATTTGGCATTGCATCAGGTACATCCTACGTATCTGAATCGTCTAAACAACTAGCTAAAACAGTAAAAATAGCAGTATTAATTCCTGACCGTGGCGACCGTCCGCATTTTACAAGTAACTGCATTTCGCTAATCGGCAAACAGTCGCTTCAGCCAGTTAAAATCCTTCAGGTAAATCACAAACCATCGTCGGAGCGGATAGATATTACTGAGCGGTATCGAATCGGATATAACCTCCTATCAAATTCGATGGACATAGATTTGATCGCGTTTATTGAAAATGACGATTACTATGCCGAGGATTATTTGGAAACAATGGCCGCCCATTGGATTGAACAAGGAAAACCAGATTTACTTGGAACGTGTTATTCGTGGTATTACCACATCGGACTGCTTAAATACATACGATTGGAACACTATACTCGCTCGGCAGCGATGAACACGTTTATCGTTCCTCGTCTAAAAATATCATGGTGCGCCGATTCGGAGCCATATACTGACATGCATTTATGGAATAATTGCCCAAACTTAAACAAGGTAATAGTCTACCCCGAAAAAATTATTTCGCTTGGGATAAAACATGGCATCGGCAAATGTGGCGGCGGTTCACATGTTGACCGTTTAAATAAATACAAGCACGATGACGGATTGATGGAGTGGTTATTTTCAAACGTAGCGGAACAGTTTCACGAGTTTTATATCAACCTACATGGAAAAGTTCGTAGTAAATATTGAATCGCTCTCCGGTAGGTTTGGTAAAACATTTAAAAAAGGAGATTCCGTTTCTGAGTTTGATTTCCAGCCCAACACGATTCCCGTTCTGATGCATAAGGGATTTATTTCTCAAATAGAATCCGCATATAACGCCGAACACGTAGTTGCTAGGTTTGCTGATTTCGACAAAAAAAATGGATTAAAAGTATATCAGATTTACTACGACCAGTCGCAACTGAGTAAACTAGACTACGCGCCATATCTAAACGATAACTGCACAATCTATTTTGAATCGCAGGTGATGGTGGATCTAATAAATCAGGGAGCGCACAACGATTTCAGTTACTTCGGAGTGGTATCGCATAAGCTACGCGAAAAACTGTCGTTTGCGAAAACATATTCTATTTCTAACATCGCAAATAAATCTGTTCAGGAATTCACCCCTGAAATGTTTGAGCATGAATTATTTTTAAAACAGCCCGATGTTTTCAGTTTTCAGCGACATCCGCCGCACGATCCGATAACATTTGCTGATAATTTCCATGCGGGGTTCTCCGGTTATTTTAAAAAAATCATGGGCGAGATAGGTTACAACTGGTCGCCAACGGTTTTTCAAAATATATTCTACTGTAATTACTTCGCAGCTCGCAGCGACATATACGAACATTTTGTTAAAACGATGCTGGAGCCAGCGATGGAAGTTATGAATTATATGCCTGAGCTACAGCGAAACTCAGGATACCCGAAAAAACTACCGGAACACCTACAGCGCAAATGGGGATTTGATTACTACCCGTATCATGCATTTTTATGCGAGCGGATGTTTTCGTTTTATGTTCATCTAAATAAGCTACAATGTTTACACTATTAACGAGCTGCAGCCGACACGACCTGCTTAGAATGACTGTCGATTCTCTTTTTGAAAATCAACAACAGAACCTGTTTCTATTAATCAACGAGGACTCCGACGATGTGTTTATAGACCGTAGAGCGATGGTTATGAATAGCCCATCAATCGGGCAGCATAAGGCAATAGAATCGGTGCTCAGTCATTTTAAGGATAAATACTACCTGCACGTTGAAGATGACTGGCGGTTCGATAACTCTTACGACTGGATAGCTGAATCTGTTAAAATCATGGAAGCCGATCCGACAATTATAAAAGTACTTTGCCGAAACGGAAGCCCTCACCCATGCACGCACGACCGAGTTAGTGAATCAGGTATCGCATACGGAATTCTCGAACCTTGGGAAAATGACGGTATCACTTGGAGCGGGTTTAGCTGGAATCCTGGCGTTACCCATTTGGATTTACTCAAACAGTTTATTCCATTTGGAAAACACGAGCAGGATTTAGCCGAGGCGATTCATCAGGCAGGATATAAAATTGCAGAATTATCAACCCCTATATACACACACATTGGACATGGAAGATCAACACACGAATAACGGAGGATACGATTTAGAAGGTGTAATTTATCACCAGCATTCAAATCGTTTAATGAAGAAAATAATGGAACTATGGCCTGATACAAACAGGTCGATTGTTGATATTGGCTGCGGTCATAATTTCTATGTATCAGTTCTTAATTATGCGAATTACGACGCATGGGGA